GATAGAACTGAAAAAAGTAATGAACCTAGTTTTACTAAAAACTTTTTACAGAATCATCCCCATGAATTAGCAAGATCTATTGCAGATGCTAGAGAGATTAATAAAGCACATACGACTTTTATTGATTCGATTACAAAGCATGCTCATAATGGTAGAATTCATGCAGACATAAATCAAATAAGATCAGATCAAGGTGGAACAGTTACAGGTAGATTCTCTATGAGTAATCCTAACCTACAACAGATTCCGGCAAGACATCCGGAACTTGGACCAATGATTAGATCTATTTTTATTCCGGAAGAAAAAACTAGTTGGGGATCATTTGACTACTCACAACAAGAACCTAGAATTTTAGTACACTATGCAAAACTTCAAAACTTGGAAGGTGTTGATGAAATTGTTAATGCATACAATGAAGGTGATGCGGATTTCCACCAGGTAGTAGCGGATATGGCAGGTATTGAACGTAAGCAAGCCAAAACTATTAACCTTGGATTGATGTATGGAATGGGAAAAAATAAATTAATGTCGGAACTGGGTTTACAAAAAGAATCAGCTGAAAAATTGATTAGACAATATCACACTAAAGCTCCTTTTGTTAAGAAGCTTATGAATAATGTAACTAGAAAAGCAAATGATTATGGTAAAATTAGAACTCTAGGTGGACGTGCATGTCATTTTGACCTATGGCAACCTACACAGTTTGGTATTTTTAAACCATTACCTCTTGAGATGGCTAGAAAAGAATATGATGAACCTTTAAAACGTGCATTTACTTACAAAGCTTTGAACAAATTAATTCAAGGTAGTGCAGCAGATATGACAAAGAAATCTATGGTAGCTTTATATGAAGCAGGAATCATACCTCATATTCAAATTCATGATGAAGTAGATATATCTGTAGAATCTGATGCTCAAGCAGAAAAAATTATTGAGATTATGGAATCTGCTGTAGAATTGAAAGTTCCTAACAAAGTTGACTATGAATCTGGCGCTAATTGGGGCGAAATAAAATAAAATAATTCTTTCATATGGGAAAGATCTTTGATAAAATACGATACTTCATCATAGATACATTGATGCAGTTGTGCTTATTATTGTTATTTGTCACGACTTTTATAACTATATACATAATAACTGGATGCCTAATTATTAGGGATAAACTCTATGGATTTAAAGAAAAACAAAAATGAATGTAAAAAATGCGGTCATGAATGTCATTGCCTGGATGACCTCCACACAGATGTGTACGGTATATGTCCTTGTGATACTTGTAAGTGTGATGACCCTAAAAATTCTGGAGAGGAATGTTTGTCATGTCAATAAAGGAGAGCGCCAGGATGGATTACAGATTTACAGCATTATTAGTTGTGTTGATGGTGGCACTGGCTCTATTAGGTGGACCGGCAGAGTATAATACACCGTGAAATTTACTTTAGTAATATTTCTGTGTTCTTTTATAGATAGTCAATGTTTACCCCCCGCAGAAATTAAACAACCTTATAATTCTTGGAAAGAATGTACACTTGCTGCATATGAATTATCTAAAGAAATAATACTTGCACAAGAAGAGAAGTTTGTTAATAAAAATAAATTATCCACTAAATTTACATGTACAGAGGTGAATGAGACTTAAATGATTGATAGATTCTGTTATAATTTTTTTGCTAAAATGGATGATATTTGTGAGTGGATCGCGGATCGTTTTAAAAGGAAAAAAAATGACAAGAAAAACTAACACAATATTAATAGGATTACTAGGTACAATTTTAATGGGATTGGCTTCGTGGGTAGTGATCACACTCGTAGAAGTTCAAGTTTTAGTGATGATGATCCAGCAAGAACTGATGGACCTTGACAAAGTCATTGGAAGAATATATTCTCATATGGATCGATTATCACAGAGATGAAAAAGAAAACATTTAAATTTAGTACAGAAGTTGTTAAAGGACAATGTCCTACATGCAAGGAACATACAAAGTTAATATGTATTGAAAAAACTTATTTTAGATGCATTGATTGCGGTTCGGATTTAGAACAAAAAGTTAATGGTAAAATTAGTTACATCCCTATAATTAATAGTTCTCCTAAAGGAGATTATTATCTTCATGATTGGGAAGACTAATGGCTAAACAAAATTTCTCTCATTTTATACCACGTGATAGACCTACTAAAAGAGGTCCTGGTCAACATAAAAAATCTCAATCAAAACACGAACGTCGTCAAAAATCTCAAAAACGTTATTTAGGTCAAGGTCGGTAGTTTAGAAAGATTCTAATCTTGCTTACCGTGGCAAAAAGCCACGGCAAACAAAAGGTGTGAGAAGAGATCCCTAATATATATTAAAATTATTTATTTGACAAGCACTTTTATATTGATATAACTTCCCATATATAAAATAGATTAATTAAAAGAAAGGAAGATAAAAACATGGCGAATCCACTTAAGTTTAAATCAGTTAGTGTTCCAATAGATACTTACAAAAAGCTACATTTTTTAGCTGCTAATAAGGTTACCGACGCACACCTTACTATAAGTAAAACAATTGAAATATTAGCTACCGAACGAACTAAAAAGCTAGGATATAAAAATGGCTCAAGAAAATAGTTATCGTAAAGTTATCTGTAGTGAGTGTAAAGGCAATGGTTATGTAAGATCTCTATTTGAGGAAGGTAGAGAGGAACTTATAAGCGATTGCAAACACTGCAACAATCAAGGTGAAATAACAATAAAGGAGAGAATCAATGACTGAATTAAAAGAAGAACACTTCGAAGTAATAGATGCTAATAGGGCAAAGGACCATGAGAAGAAAAACTATAAACCATTAAGTTATGATTTATTTATTGAGGAAAGTTTAATTGAAGGCCAGGGTTTATTTTCATCTATAGACATACCTAAAGGAACTGATCTAGGGGTTTCTCATATTGAACTTGAGAAAGATAAGATGTCTCCTAAAGAATTAATCAGAACTCCACTTGGAGGATTTATTAATCATGAGCCAACTGTTAAAGAATTACAAAATGATAAGTTGGTTGAAATCTCTGGTCCTAATTGTGAGAAGATTAAACAACGTCCTGATGGCGCTAAAACCGAATGGAATTTAGTTACACTTAAAGATATTAAAATGGGGGATGAACTTACTTTAGAGTATAGTTTTTATAAATTATAAATGACAGATGATCGCGGACCGTTGGATCTTGAACGACAGATAGAAGAATTATCTATAAGATTAAAATATGTAGAAAAAGATAATTGGACTCTTTCTAAAGAAATAGATCGACTAAATGAGTATGTACAAATAATGGAGTTAGAACAAAAAAGAAAGGAGAAATAAAAATGAGTGATTATAGAGTAAGAATATCAATAAGAAATGAGAGATTATTATCAGCTATTGAGGGGGCAGGCTATCCTTCTGCACGACAATGTTCAATTGTTAATGGTTATCCTTCAATTAAAATAGGACAATTAGTTAGTGGTTCGAGGAAACCTTTAGATACTAAAACAGGTAAGCCCACTAAATTTTGTAAAGAAGTTTTAAAAATCCTAGGTAAAAATATAGAGGATTGTTTTACGGAAAGACAACTTAAAGGATTTAAAAAAAGTAGTTATCAAATTAAAGTAGATGAAAAAGAACTTAAACAATTAGTTAGCTACCATAAAAATGAAGGGGATACTCTTCTTGAAGCTGATTTAGATAGAAAGATTACACAAGTTTTATCTATTCGACTAACTCCTAGAGAAGAAAAAGTAATCAGAATGCATTATGGGTTAGGGATAGACAAACCACATGATATAATTGAGATAGCCGATTATTTTGGTGTAACTAGATCAAGATTGGATCAAATACTAAAAAAAGCTATTATAAAATTACAACATCCTGTTACGAAAGGTCTTTTATTGAGTACTGGATTCTATGACAAATTTACTAAAGTAGATGTAGATCCATCAGAGATGGGTGAGGCAGAAGAATATTTACAGCGAGAAAGAATAATAACAACACAAAAAAGGCTACACAATGAAATATAATAAACTAATTGAGTTTTGCGAAGAACATAATTTAAGAGAATCAGATGTTATTGATTGTGTTAAAAAATACATTAAGACAGGTACAAGAACACAGTTTTTATTAGATAGATTTGATCTTTATGCAAAAGAAAGGATTAAACAAAAACAAACAGACTTTCATCATGTTTGGGGTTCAAAAATTGAGGCAGCTAGACAAGTTGTTAAGTCTAATACTTATGAAATTATTTATAAAAAATATGCAATAAATAATAAAAGTAATTGCGTATTTTTATTAAACAAACTTATTGCAGATAATAGACAAGATGAAAGATTATTACAGGCTTTTAAAAATAATGGAGAAAAGGAGATAATATGAAACACAATAATTGTTACGTCTATCCAAGAACAATTCGAGAAGCAATTAACGGCGAACGTCATTATGTTGCGGGTCAAGAAAAGTTACCAAGTGTTACAACTATATTGTCTGGAACTCAAGATCCAGATAAAGCCTCTGGTTTGCTGGCTTGGAGAAATAAGATAGGAGAGGCCAATGCTGTGAAAATAGTTGATGAGGCGGCTGCCAGGGGCACTGCTATGCATAAAATACTAGAACGTTATGTTGATGAGTCTGGTTATTTAGATATGACTAAAGTGGGCCTTAATGCACATAATATGGCTATTAGAATTATAGAACAAGGTCTATGTAATATTTCAGAATATTATGGAATAGAATGTACTTTACACTACCCTGGGTTGTATGCCGGACAGACTGATATGGTTGGAGTACATAAGGGCCAAGATGCAATTATAGATTTTAAACAAACTAATAAGCCGAAGAAAGAAGAGTGGATAACAGATTATAAATTGCAGTTAGTGGCATATGCACTTGCACATAATTATATGCACAAAACTTCCATACAAAAAGGTGTGATTATGATGTGTTCTAAAGATAATTATTACCAGGAATTTATTATAGAGGGTGAAGAGTTTAAAAAATACACATACAAATGGTTAGGAAAAGTAAGTGATTACTATGCAAAACGAAAAGAACTTGACAATCATGGCTCATGATTTATAATGGCCTATGATTTATAAAAGAATAGTTCCTTATTATGGATACTATAGAGATAAAATTACTGTATCCTTAAAAGAGGATCCTGTTGAATGGAAAAGACAATGGACTTTTTTTAATAAAGAAAGAAAAAAAGCGTTAGATTTTAAAAATAAAGATCATATAAATAAACTGCGACGTGAAAGACGTAAAACACCCAAAGGTGCAAAACTGTTATTTGAAGAAAATAAAAGATACAGAAAAAAACACAGGAAAAAGTTAACTGAAAAATATTTAGAGAGAAGAAGAAATGATCCATCATTTAAAATTCTAACTATTTTAAGAGGGAGAATTAAAGATGTTTTAAAAGGACATAGTAAATCAGATTCTACGATTAATATATTAGGTTGTACAATAGAAGAACTATGGAAACATTTAGAATCTAAATTTAAAACCGGTATGACTAGAGAAAATCATGGTGAGTGGCACGTTGATCATATCAAACCCTGCGCTTCATTTGATTTAACAGATCCAGGACAACAAGTGATATGTTTTCATTATAGTAATTTACAACCGTTATGGGCGATAGATAATATGAGGAAAGGAAAGAAGTATGAAAAACGAAAAGAACATGCAATTACAAATGAAAAAACTTAACAGTTTAGCAAATGCGCTTAACAAGGCAGAGAATAAAGACATGAAATTAATTTGGACTAAACAATGGAACAGATTAGTAAAACAATATGCAACGGAGATTACAGATGACCAGTAATAATTTAGATAAAGAAACACAAATTATAAATGGTAAAGGCGCACAGCAAAAAGGAGATTGGTGTGAATTAGTTGCTGCAGCTCATTTTAGAAAAAATAATTATCATGTATTTTATAAGATGAGCGGACCTATTGATTTAGTATTGGTTCACCAGGAAACGGGGGAGACCAGATATATTGATGTAAAATATAAAAATACTCGTAAGAATACAAAAAATATGGGTAAAAAAATAAATAGAACTGTGAAAAGTCCCTTAAAAAATTTTATAAAAATAGAAATTATTTATGTGGGAGACGATGGTATTCCAGAAGCCTCTTATTCCAAAGGAATTAAACAATGGCATAAGGAATTTGAGTTAGAAAGAGGTGCAAATGGTTATTATACCGGTAATATTAAAAAAAGGAGATAGATGATGAGAGTAAGAGATCTGCAACAATACTTAAATAAATTTACATTGGGTCAAAAAGGTACTGCGGTATCGGATTGTCCTATATTTATTGAAACCAAAGACGGAAATTTGGAAGAGATAAGAAAAATTGAGATCCAAGAAAATTTAATAATAGGTCACCACCAATCCGGTCGAATGGTTTTAAAAACCGGGGATGTTGGAAGAATTAAATCATTGACCTTTAAACAGAGTTAAGAAGTTCTGCCAGAACATGGGGCTGAAGCGAGAGTGGAAGCCCCATTAAAAAACATAAAGGATAAAATGATAAAAGTACAAGTTACGGATGAGTTAGAAGAATATGCAAAAAAAATTACAGCTTCAAAAAATTTTGGGATGAGAGCCGCCGGTTTTAATGGTAATACACAAAAGCAAACCACGGGCATCATGGGAGAATTAGCGGTTTATAAATTATTAGATAAACCTTTCCCAACTTACGAAGAATTTAGTTTTGGAGATATAGAAATTAACGGTAAACAAGTAGATATAAAAACTAGAAGGTCCTCTAATTCTTATATGAGACCCGGTTGGCCCCATAATCTTGTTAAACATCAACTAACACATCTAGTAGAGGTTGTATTATTTCTTAACTATAACGCCGGTCAGCGAACCATGGAGATTGATGGTTGGTTAACTAAAGAAGCTATTATAAAAAATTTAGACTTATGGTCTAAAGCTAAAGGACAATCTTCAATCCGAGATGATGGGACGCGCCTAAAGATGTTAACGAACAATATTGAAGTTCCAACGGAAGCGGTTAACAAACTAAATAGCGTTGAGGAACTACAAAATATCTAATATACAATTAGTGTGACTAATTTATCACAGAGTGTGATAAAATTGTCACAAATAGTTAATCTCGGACAGCGGATCAAATATTATGGACTATTGACCGCGGACCGTGGATCGTTTTACGCCAAAAAACGGCAATTGTTCCACTATAAGAGAAATGTTGGGGGCATTGTTTTTTTTTTCTATCGTGAATTAGTAGGTGGCACAGTGGCACAAAGGCTAAATTTAGCTTATTAGTGTTGGTACTGTTGACGAATAGGTGTGCCATTGGTCTGTTTTATGGTGGCACATCATGGCACACTTGACAGTATACTTGAATAGTAGACGATTTAGTGGTGGCACAGTACTAAAAGAGGGGTAAGGGTATGCAAATAGTGCATAGATAGTAAAGTAATATATGGAATTAGTGTTGATTATATTGACTTTTTGCTGTTTTGAGAAACCCAATAGCCAAAAAATAATTTTATTTTCAAAAAAAAAATAATTGCTCCAAAATCTCCCTTATAGTATAAGTAGATATGCCAAAAAAAAGAGTTAAAAATAGAAAAACTATTCCTTTGAATACAAAATCTCTGGGCGATGATATATCTGCCTATCCATTTGTGGAGATTCAATGGTTAGACATCGAGGGTGATGCGGGGTGGAGTAGTACAAAAGATTTAAAAAAAGAAAAATTACCCATCTGTGTTTCTAAAGGTTATCTATTAAGTCAAAGCAAAGGTATTACTAGAATATTTACTGATTATATTTTAAATAAAGATAAACCTACATTTGACACTATAGGTAATACTTGTATAATTCCGACAGCAGTTATACAATCAATTAAAAAATTACATTAATGAATTACTTAATTAAAATAAAAGACATAGCAGAAAACTTTTGCATCGAGCATCCATTAATGGTTGCTTTTGGTGTAGGATTTATTCTAGGTGGTTTAATTATTTCATGACAAAAAAAACTGGACTATATGCAAACATCCATGCCAAGCGTGCTAGGATTGCAGCAGGCTCTAATGAAAAAATGAGAAAACCTGGAGCTAAAGGTGCACCAACTGCTAAACAATTTAAAAAAGCGGCAAAGACTGCTAAAGCGTAATGCCATTCAAATCAGATAAACAAAGAAAATATCTATATGCTAAAAAACCTAATGTTGCAGAAAAATTTTCAAAAGATTCAAAAAGAAAAGGTGGATCTATTAAAAAGAAAACTCACAAAATGCCCGACGGTACAATAATGAAAGGGGCAAAACATCCGAAATGACAAAAAATCCAACACTAACGAAGAATATGCTAAATGTTAAATGGAACGAAATACCTCCGGTTAAAGGCCCAGATTCACAAGGAATTAAAACAGCTATCGAAAAACCAAGAAAATATAAGACAATTCTTACAGTTTCAAAACCGAAGACTTAATTTAATTTCTTTATATTTTTGTATTTTACAGTTTCCTCTGATTGTTCTTCTACTTCTGTTTCTTCTATAGTATTTTCTTCTATAACTGTTTCTTGAATTACATCTACTGCAGTACCATCTATAATATCTTTATGATCTTTTAGAATATCTTTCATTCTTTCTTCTAATTCTTGTTCTGTTAGTTTATCTATACTGCCTGTTAAAATTAATTTTTGGTCTACATATAGACCTCCAGCCTTGCCTCTTGCTACCTCTGCATTTACTGCGGCACTCCAGGCCCCTTTTGCCAGCGCTTGGTCTCTAATCTTGGCTAGCTCGCTCACATGCCTATTAAAATCAATACCATACTTCTCTTGAACTTCTGCTCGCAACTCCCCTATATATCTTACAACCAATGGTGAGTATTTAGGATTTCGTAGCTCGCTTGCGGCTTGACGGGGTCTAGTCTTATAACCTGCTTCCTTTGCACATTCTGCAGGAGACATACGCCCTTCATTATAAACTAGCAATTCTGCGAATTTAATTTGTCTTTCAGTTAATTTAGCCGGTACACCCATGCTTGACTTATATCGTACATTGGCGTATAAATCAAGTCACATTAGTAATATTGAATTAGGGGGTGGCTTACTAACTACCTTACATCACGTAATTGGTACGGATACTGACCCCCTTTTTTATTCTAAATGTTGATCCCACGCATCTTTTATTTCTTTTTTTAAATTGTAAAGTGCACTTGGATTTTCATCATTAACTAGTTTAATTAAAATATCATCTATCCAATTTTCATAATCATCACCTAACCAATACTGCACCATATCTTTATTAACTGCTCGCTCGCTTGCTCGCTTGCTCGCTCTCTCACCTTCTCTATATCTCTCTGCACTTGCGCCCGTGTTCCAATGTTTTATTGTCATGTTATCCTTTCTTTTAGATTTCATTTAGATCGGCAAAGTCATAATACCAATCACCTTCTTGATTATCATTTTTATGTATATCTAATTTACCATCACTGTGCATTTGTTCAGCTACCTTAACAGCGTCCTTCTCATTTTTTGCCATAACATCTGCATAGTACCAATGATCTTGTGTCATTCTTACTGTGTAGGGTTTAAGTTTATTTTTCATATTACTTCTCCTCTATTATTTTAATTATTTCTTTAAATTCCAAATTAATATCTTCCATATTATTATCCCAATCATAATCAGCATTAATTTTACAAATTTCTAATACTTGATTTAATTTTTTTTCTAAATTATCAATTTGTTTTATATTTTCTAGCCCTTCGTTCATATTATCCTTTCTGCTCGCTCGCTTGTTGGTTTATTAATTTTAATTTAAGTTTGTATAATTTACCTAAATACATTTTATCTTTTATTGGATATTCATAAGAACACATATTAAATTGATCGTAATAACTTTCAATATCATCTATTTTTTTATCTAATTGTTTTATTGTTAATGACACATTATCCTCTCTATTTGTTGGTTATTATAAGTTATCAAATGTTTTTTTAATATTTCTTAACTGCGCCTTAAGTTTTGCATTTTCTTTTGATATTCTTGTGATTATTTCATCATCTGCTAGTTCATCTTTTAATTGACGTCTTATATAATGGGTAAAATGCATATCCCCATGTTTAATATCTTCTCCCTTACTTTCGGAATAGGTCTCATCCTCCAAAAATTCCGCAATATCGCAAGGCGTTTTTTTATTTGTGAAGTGTTTTTCTATTTCTATTATGTCTTTTAGTTTCATATTATCCTCTCTGCTTGCTCGCTCGCTCGCTCGCTTGTTAGTTTTTTTGCTCGCTCGCTCGCTTGTTAATTTTAGGGGATGAGCTACGCCAACGTGTGGCGACTTCTTTTACAACGCCTGCAGGCGTCAACTCGTTTTCCCCATTATTTAATTTAAGGTACAACTGATTTGAAACCTTAAATAAAATTCTTTTAGTGTATACCATACTCAATATTTTTAATTTCAGGCTTCCAACATGCGCGACAGCTCCCGCAATGTCCTAAATCAAGTTGTTTTTTATCTTTTTTTGTAAATTTTTTATATTTATTAATGCCGTGAATTTTACCCGTTTTATCAGTTCTATAAGCCCCGCAACTTTTTAAAGAAGGCTTGCTTGTCACTGTCGAAGTATTATTCCAGGAATCCGCGCCCACCTGGTCAACCATAGGCATTGAAAAACGTACTACTAAATTTTTAGGCGCTTTAGATATATAAGGTTTTACCCAGGCTTCTCGAGTTGGTAACCAATGTAAAATATCAGGCGTTAATTTAGCAACTTTATATATTTTGGCCAGGTGTTTTAAACTTTGTAAATCCCCGCTATCATGCCACCTAAATATTTTTGTTTTTTTAGAATTAATTAATAGGGCCATTGCTTCAACCCATTTAATATTTTTAATAGAATTTAAACGTCTATATTGAGCGTCCTGGACTATAGGAAAAACATAACAACCTTTTAAGGCATAACAACCAAAACAAGTTGACCCTTTAATTTTACGTAATTTTTTACCCGTTTTACATTCTTTGGCGGGTATACCATAAGCCCACCCAGGCATTTTTGAAGGTTTTGCAAGCCCACCCACAAGGGCCCAGGCTTCTCTAGTATTCATAATTAGTTCTCCATACAATCATCACAGTAACGGCCGTCTCTTTTACTTCTATTTTTATAAATGTAATTATTGCAACTTCTACAATTTACAAAAATATCGCCTTCTTTACTGTCATCTTTTTTGTTAGTTTTAATTTGTTTTTTTTCAATTCTTATTTCTTTAAACATATATCTTATATAATCCCATAATATCAATTAGTCAACCCCTTTTTTATTTTTATTTCTATTGACTTGTATTTAAATATATTGTTATATTGTCCCATAATAACAATTAATAAAAAGGTGTAAATATGAAACTAAATAAACTAATACAAAAAATAAATAAAGAAATGGCACCCCCCGAAGGGTGGACGCCCGAAGCCAAAGAAGGCGCAAAAATTGCAGGGTCAATTGGCTTAAGTCTTGACGACCTGGACGACAGTGGAGATATGGCCGAAGAGTTAGAAAAAATTATGAATCCAGATAGTGATTTATATAATTAACCAACCAATAGGATAACATGAAATATATAATAATAAATAAATGGCAACTAAAAGGTGTTAAACCTCAATACTATTTAAGAGAAGTAATTGAAGACCTTGACACAGCTAACAAAAAATTAAAAGCTCATAGAATTATTGAAAGCGCCGAAGAGCATAGTTTTTACATCGTCCCGTTTGACGAAAGCGTTCTTTTATTAGATAAACAAGTTGCGTAAATTTGACTATTTTGGTTTTACTGTATATACAAGTGTACGGTGAAACCAGAACAAAAATTATATCATTTATTCAAAAAAAACTGTCCTGAAATACTGATTACACGGCTTGAATTATATTCCGCGCCAGGTGTCAGTGATTTACTATTATATAATAAGCTCAACGGTTTTTCTTTATTAGAGCTTAAAATACAAACAGGCAATAAAATTAAATTTAGCCCACACCAGATACTATTCCACACCACCAGAAATAAACGTAATTATATTCTAGTTCAAACCGCAAGCGGTTCACGGTCAATGGTAAAACTTTACAGCTCTAAAAGTATCCAGGCCCTGGCCCTCGACCCGCGCGACGCCACCCCGCTAGCCGTGAATGATTGGCAAAAAATAGAAAAAATTTTAATCAGTTAATCAAACCGAGGCCCGCGCTCAACCGCACCTGGACGCCCTCAACAGCCCTCAACAGCCCTCAACAGCACCCAACAGCACCCAACCACAACGGCCCGCGCTCCATGTTTCACGTGTCAATGTGGCATAACCGCGCACCGCTATATGTTGTGTCAATGTGGCATAATGACGCGCGATGATTTGTCGCAGGCTTGTGACCTTCGGGCCCACCCACCCATTTAAAAAATAAAAAACACGGCTCGCGCACAGGTTGTGCTTGTGACCTACGGGCCCACTCCCCCCCAAAAATGAAAAAAATTAAGATAAAAAAAGGGGGCTAAAAAGCCCCCTTTAAATTGGTTATCGGATCTCGGGATCGTCCGAAATACGATTTTCTTGCGCCCAATAATCACGGTTGTCTTGTTTGTTAGCGTAATAAAAACCCTCTTGCTCTTCCGCAAGTTGCTCAAGCCATATCCATAAAGGCATTGGCAGGCCGTCATTACCATCGATGAAATCTTTAGTTGCCCAAAAATTATCTCGATCTGATATTTTCTTTTTGATTTGAGCGACCGTAAACTCTCCGTCGTTACCCTCAAAACAAACTTTTATTTTTTTAAACATATAAAAAGATTATTGCATAATTAAATTAATTTCAAACTACATGTAGTGGTGTGACACTATAACACGGCTTGTTACCTTTGGGCCCACCCTCCCCGTTCCATGTACCATTGCTTGTGGACTCTGGGCCCACCCTCCCTGTACAAAATTAAAAATAAAAAAGGCAAAGAAAAACCCCGCTTCAATTATCTTGAAGCGGGGTTTGTTGTTATTGTTTAGATATAATAGTTAATTTATTATATATAAGGTCGTATCTTTCACTATCTAAACCTACGTCATTCTTATCTAGTTCTTTAGCCCCTAAAGAGCTGTCAGCATACCACTCTTCCAAAGTTTCTAATAAATTGTCAGCGTCTTTTTTTGTTATTTTTACCATTTTTATATTCCTTTTATTAAGATTGTAATTCTTCAAATGATTTAGGTGTAAACCATCTATCACGCTCAATACCTAGCCCCATGCTAACCCGCATTGACGCTAATTCATCTAGGCTAACATAACCTAATTCAGCGTCACCCACATCACATAAGCCAAATGCTATATTGGTGTTAGGGTCAAGCTCGGACAAGTACCACGTACCACGGCCCGTTGGATTGAATAATTTTACCACCGCTTTAAATTCTTTGTATTGCGGGTGCTCATCATTCCAATATTTTTTGTGGTGCTCATGATTTTTTACAAGTTTTTCTTTTTGTGCTTTTGTTAGTAGTTCCATATTATATCTCCTCACTAGGTTGTTTTAATTTGTAGCCTAGGGCTTTGATACAATCAATCACACCAGGTAACAAAGTTTTATTTCCGCTAATGTTAGCAAAAATTTTAGCTTTATCACAAACGGGATAAACATATTCATTACCCCAATTTGATTTTCTTTTTACTATTATTGTTTTTTCATCTGTCATACATAGACAATATATAGTTCACCATGTAATTCAATATATATATTATATTATCCCATACGCAATATGTCGCACCACTGCTTGTGAACTTTGGGCCCACCCTCCTATAACATGCTTGTGACCTCTGGGCCCACCCTCCTATAAAAAAAATAAAATGTAGTTTAGAATTATTCTAATGTAGATTTTAGGTAAAGAAAAACCCCGCTCCAAGTATCTCGGAGCGGGGTGAGTTGGTTAGCTGATTACTTTCCAAGTCACAGAACTTTCAAAATTATTATAAGGAACAAACCCTTCTGTTTTATTTTGAAATACTACTTCATCTCTTATGAAGGCTTTTAATTGGTCAGCGCCTTCCTCTTGGTCTTTAAAAGCCTTACCCGTATCATCAGCGTATTGGTGGTCAGCTTCTATTTTTTTCTTATCGATTGTGAATGTTAAAGTTTCGTTACTCATTATTTTTGCTCCTTGTTTAGTTTTTCTATTTCAGTAAATGCCATTTGTGTAGCGTCTCCAAATGTCATTTGATTATTCAAACCGATTGAATTTATTTTACCATTAGATTTATTTTCTAATAATAAAAGCCATCTTCTCGACCCGATGTCATCGCTGTAGGTAGTTTCACAACTGAACCAATAACCTTGATAACTATTCTTCATATTGCCTCCGATTTAGTTACTAGAGAATACCCTAGTTTTTTTATTAATTTAATATCATCAGCAAGCAAAGTCTTTTGACCTGTCAACGCTGTTAATATTTGCGACTTACTACACTTGGGGTAGATACGCTCTACCCCAAATACATTTTTCTTCTCTACGATTAGTTGCATTATTTCTCTTCCCTTTTTTCTAGTTCAACTCTGTAATCAAAATCTTTTGAAGCAAGTTCAACTATTCTTGATTGTAGTTCTTTATATTCATCACGAGGCATTAGGTCACTTAAAGAACTAACAGTGCAGTCCTTCCATCTCTTAACCCATTGGTCTTCAGTGTTAACCACCTCCTTACCAAACATATTATAAGTATTAATTGTTTTCATTTTTATATTTCCTTTTTTTATTTTCATATCACTTACTGTACCAGTTAACTTGTAGTACTAAAGAACATTCGTATAATATCCCAAGCGATGCGACAACTTTGACCAGTGTGATATCTTTACTACACTCCGAAAACGCATACCCACATCTTGTGTCGATGCGACATCTTCGCTACTAGATGTAGTGGTGCGACAATATGTCGCAGTCAGCTCGTGCCCTACGGGCCCACCCTCCGCACACACACACAAACAAAGTCGAGGGGTCCCTAGACCTTTGAGTGTAACTATGATATAAACACCCCCTACACCCCTTTTCGTGGGGTCTAGCAAATTATTTAGTCTATATAGTTGGTTTTAGACAAAGACATGCTATAAAATACAAACGAAAAAAAAAACTAATAAAAACAGAGTCTGAAAAAATTCTGCAAAAAATTTATATGGATGAAGAGAAGTTAAATAGATTACCCCCGGACGTTAAGAAACAATTCTTAAAGTATGCAATAAAACTATCTGAAAAAAAACAGAAGACTAAAGTCCACGATGACTTCTTAACTTTTGTAAAACATGTCTGGCCTGAATTTATAGAAGGTAAACATCACAAAGAAATTGCAAAAAAATTTAATGATATTGCAAATGGCAAAATAAAAAGACTCATTATTAATATGCCACCTAGACACACAAAATCGGAATTTGCATCTTTTCTATTACCTGCCTGGATGGTGGGACGAAGACCTAATTTAAAAATTATACAATCCACGCACACCACTGAACTTGCAATAAGATTTGGTCGTAAGGCAAAGACTCTTATGGACTCTCCAGAATATAAACAAGTATTCGAGACAAGACTCCGAGAGGACAGTCAAGCCGCGGGCAAATGGGAGACGGCACAAGGTGGAGAATATTATGCAGCGGGTGTCGGATCAGCGATCACGGGTCGTGGAGCGGACTTATTGATTATTGATGATCCTCACTCGGAGCAAGATGCGTTGAACATGTCATCCATGGAACGTGCTTATGAATGGTATACATCCGGACCACGTCAAAGACTTCAACCAGGTGGAACTATTGTAGTCGTTATGACTAGATGGAATATGAAAGATCTAACAGGGATGTTATTAAAACATCAAAAAGAATTAAAATCAGATAAATGGGAACTTATAGAATTTCCTGCAATCCTTCCATCAGGTAAATCAGTTTGGCCAGAGTATTGGAAGTTAGAAGAATTAGAAGGAGTTAAGGCCAGTTTAAGTGTTGGTAAGTGGAACGCGCAATGGATGCAAAACCCAACTTCTGAAGAAGGCTCTTTAATCAAAAGGGAATGGTGGCGGAAATGGGACCGGGATTATATTCCAAAACTACAACATGTCATACAATCTTATGATACTGCTTTTCTTAAAAAAGAATCTGCCGATTACTCTGCAATCACTACTTGGGGTGTATTTCAAGAAAATCCTGACTCTGCTCCTAATTTAATTTTATTGGACGCCGTCAAGGAACGACTCGAATTTCCAGAACTTCGTAAAAAAGCCAAGGAACAATATGACTATTGGAAACCTGAAACAGTTATCATCGAGGCTAAAGCAAGTGGACTACCCTTAACTTATGAGTTGCGTAAGATGGGGATACCTGTTATAAACTTCACTCCTAGTAAAGGTAATGATAAACATGCTAGGGTAAACGCCTGTTCACCTCTATTTGAGTCTGGACAAATTTGGGCGCCAGATGAAAAATTCGCTGATGAGGTGATTGAAGAATGTGCATCATTTCCTTATGGAGATCATGATGATTTGGTGGATAGCACAACACAAGCGGTAATGCGATTTCGTCAAGGTGGTTTTATTGGTCACCCTGAAGATGAAAAAGACGAAGTTTCAATGCCACATAACAGGACTTATTATTAACTATGCCAGCATTAGCAATACCTATCCTAATACCTTTTGCAGAAGCAGCAGGAATAACTATTAATGCAGTAGCATCTGCAGCAGGATTAGATTTACTCTCAAAAAAAGTTGAAGAATACATAGAAGACAATCCAGAACAATCTCAAAAAATTTTCGCAATGATTATGCCCGAACAAGGTCTGGCTAATATTCTTAAAAATAAATCATCTGAAGGTGATGAAGAAGTTAGTGAAGAAGAACTTGGGGAAATAGAAACACCAAAATTAACTGGTAAAGAAAAAGGTAAAGCAATGGCAGATACTGCCAATAGTGAAACAGGAAATTATTCTGATCCAAATGCAAGTGATGGTTACGCAAGTAAAAGAGGACGAATGATTAAAAAAGCTGAAGACTTGGGTTTGGCAAATCCGGACCTAAAAGATAATTACAAACCATCAGGTTATACAGGTTGGAAAAAGTTTGCAAATAAATATAAAAAGAAATACGCGGACGGCGGAATTGCATCTATGATGCAACCTAAAAGAGCAGGATATGCTATGGGAGGAATGCTTTCTAATCTTATAACAAGTAGTCCACAAATTCTTTCACAAGTAAATTCAAATTCACAAAACAATTCTAATTGGTGGGATACATTAGATGCACAAGGTATGAATGTTTATAACTCTATGAAACGAGGTGGACATGATGATGTAACTATTCAAGGTCAATTAGCAATGTTGGGTTACTATGATCCTAATACTACACCACCGGATTCAACACCAGATATACCTGTAGTATCTCCTCGTAATATTATTAATAATGGAGGCAATGACAAGGGTGGAATTACTGCAGCTAGACCAGGTTTAGGATACAAAGGACCAGGATCAACAGTAAGTGGAAATTTTAATATAGAAGACATTGGTGAAGGAACAGTTGATAGTGATGATTTAAGTTTTGGTCTTTCACTTAAAGAAGGAATTTTTGGTTTACAAAGAATGCTTGGAAATATACCAACTCCATTAAATTTAGCTTTAAAAGCAGCAAATAAATTTAAAAATTATAGAGCAGATAAAAAAGCTGAAGCACAAGTTGCTCAAGCCGCAGCAGAAGAAGCCGCAGCAGCAAATAGAGCAGAAGCAAATAGGATTTCAAACAGATTAGCAAATGAATATTCAGCTCAACAACAAAGAGATGGTAGAGATTTTTCTGTAAGTGGTCCAGATACATCGGCCAACCCAACAGGTAAAAGTAATCAAGCTAGTTCCGAAAGAGGTTACTCATTACATGGAAAAAAAGGTGGATTTGTACCAACTGGTCTAGCTACAATGTTTAGGAGAAAAAGATAATGGATATTAAATACAACGAAATCATAGGTGCATTTGTAAATACGGCAAATGATGAAAAAGTAACCCAAGCTGAACTATTGGAATGGGCTGCTGAAAACCCAATGCCTTTAGATGAACCTAAAAAACAAGATCCTCAAATGCTCAATGAAGTAATTGAAAGTTTGACAGTTAAACAAACACCTGATAGTACTTCTGTCGAAGAAGGTGTTAAATCAATAACAGAGAAGGTATAGAATAGCTCATGGCTACAATAGATAAATCATTACCCAATACAAAAACAGAAATTGAAATTCCTGGTGAAGAAGTAATTGTTGAAGAGCAACAAGAGATTATTGAAAGACAACAGGCCGGAGAACCTGAAATTGAAATGAATGATGATGGTGGAGCAACCGTTAATTTTGATCCATCACAAGTTAATCCAGAAGGTGGCGAAGACCACTTTGAAAATTTAGCAGACTTTTTAGAAGACAACGTTTTAGATCCATTGGCATCCGAGTTAATGGAAAAGTATACTAATTATAAACAATCAAGACAAGAATGGGCAGACAGTTATAGAGAAGGTTTAAATCTTTTAGGATTTAAATACGTAACTAAAACAGAACCCTTTAGAGGAGCAAGTTCAGTAACTCACCCAGTTCTTGCAGAAGCCGTTACACAATTTCAAGCACAAGCTTATAAAGAACTGTTGCCCGCGGATGGTCCAGTTAGAACTCAAATCATGGGAGATGCGAGTGTTGCTAAAGAAGAACAATCAAAACGTGTTAAAGATTTTATGAATTATCAAATCATGGATCAGATGAAAGAGTATGAACCTGAATTTGATCAAATGTTATTCTATTTACCATTGTCGGGTTCAACGTTTAAAAAAGTTTATTATGATGATTTATTAGGTAGAGCAGTATCTAAATTTATTCCTGCTGAAGATTTAGTAGTACCTTATTCTGCTACTTCATTAGAAGATGCTGAAGCTGTAATTCATGTTATT